GAGTTGTAGTTGTAGGAAACGATGTAGTTCCTTCAGACATGCATGTTGATGGAGAAACATGGTGTATAAATTTTTTCAAAGGTGGAATTTGGAAACAAACTTCTTACAATAATAATTTTAGAAAAAAATATGCAGGTATAGGAGATATTTATGATCCTGTGAAAGATAAATTTTTATCACCACAACCTCATGCTTCATGGTCATTAGATTCAGAAGATAATTGGCAAGCACCAATTACATATCCATCAATTACAGCAGAAGGTGATGTTTACTATGCAATTTCTTGGAATGAAACAAAATATAACGCTGACAACACTAAAGGTTGGGAAGCAACTAAATCAAACGACGAATCGGAAACACCTACCAAATACGATTGGAATGGCACAGCTTGGGTGTCCGAATAGGAGACTCAAATGCCAAGAAATAAATCTGGCTCAACAAACGGTGGAGTAATTGGAAAGACGAATAAAACTTCGTTTGGAAAATGTACTCAAACTGTTTTTACATCATCTTGTTCAGTAACTACACAACCAGGAACTAGAGTTGTAAAAACTTTAATTGTTGCAGGTGGTGGAGGTTCAGCTGGTGGTGCAGGTGGTGGTGGTGCTGGTGGTTTAAGAAATATAGAAATACCAAATTCAGGAAATAGTGCATTAACAGTTACAGTGGGTGGAGGTGGAACAGGGTGTGGACCTAGAAGTGGACCTTATCCAGGACCAGCAGGAGATGCTGGAGGACAAGGTCAGACTTCTTCAGTAGCATCTTGTGGAACAACTTATTCAGCCACAGGTG